CAAGTTGATTCAACTACGATTTATTTCCTTCCTGACCCAGGGAATCCTAATCCTCCCATTCCGGTAAAGCCAAAAAGATCATATATTCCAATGTCAGTTCCAACAGCAAATGACATGGAAATCAATGAATTTGCAATCAATGTTGTAGACAAAAAGGGCTATGTTTGTGATTCCAATGGTGTTGTTCATCAGGTTTTTGACGGTAGTCAGGGTGTTTCATCAATCATTGCTGGAACCGGAATTTCCGTGAATAATTCGACCGGAAATGTTACCATTAGTACCATTGCATCATCGCCGTCACTGGAGCAATTAACCGATGTGCAAATAACAAACAAACAAGATGGTCAAGTTTTAAGATATTTGGTTTCTGGTCAAAAATGGGTTAATTCAAACATTATTGATGGTGGTAACTTTTAGGAGATAATCATGGCAAACACGATTCGTATCAAACGCAGAAGTTCTAGTACAACAGGGGCTCCCAGTTCCCTTGCAAGTGCAGAATTAGCCTTTAACGAAACATCAACAGGTCGCATACTTTATTATGGGCTTGGAGATGATGGTTTTGGTGTAGCCACCTCGGTTATTGCAATCGGTGGCCCTGATTTTGCAACATCTGTTGATCTTACTGGCCCGATTACCGCAACAGGTGGTGTAACAAGTGTTGCAGAACAAACAGGAACTGGTTCCAAGTTTGTGATGGACACTTCTCCTACTTTGGTGACTCCAAACATTGGTGAAGCTACTGGAACTTCGCTTACTTTGACTGGCGATTTAACAGTCAATGGCACGACCACAATAATTAACTCCACACAAGTTGATGTAAAAGATAAGAACATTGTAATTGGTAATGTGGAAACTCCAACCGATACAACTGCTGATGGTGGTGGCATAACTTTAAAGGGAACAACCGATAAAACTCTTAATTGGGTTGATTCCACTGATGCCTGGACTTCTTCTGAGCATTTTAATTTGGCTTCTGGGAAAAGCTACTACATCAATGGCACAGAAGTTTTAAGTAGCACTTCCTTGGGTTCTGGAATCGTAATTGACGGTGGAACCTTCTAAAAATGTCTACTCCAATCAAGCCAAAACGAAGTTATACAGCGACTAGTGTTCCCAGTGGTTTATCTGCTGGAGAGATCGCTGTAAACGCTGCTGATGGTAAAGTTTGGATTGGTTCATCCGATGGAAAATCGAATGTATTGATTTCAAGTTTATCCCTTAGTGACATGGCTGGAACTACCAGTAATGTTACTGAGGGATCTAATCTTTATTACACAGATTCCAGGGCTAGACTTTCTTTGTCTGCTGGAACTGGAATAAGTTATGATAATAAAACTGGTTCAATAACTAATTCTTCACCGGATCAAACAGTTGTTTTGACTGCGGGAACTGGAATTTCAACCAGTGGAACTTATCCTAATTTCACGATTACTAATTCATCGCCAGATCAAACAGTAAAACTTACTTCTGGAACTGGGATTTCTGTAACAGGAACTTATCCTGATTTTACTATCACAAATAGTTCTCCATCATCAGGTGGCACAGTCACATCAGTTGCAATGTCTGTTCCAACTGGTCTTTCCATAAGTGGTACACCAATAACTTCTAGTGGCACTTTGGCAGTAACTTTAACTGCTGGATATTCGATTCCAACCACATCAAGCCAAACAAATTGGGACACAGCCTACACCAACAGAATAACCTCATTAACCACTACTGGTTCATCAGGTGCAGCAACATTAGTTTCAAACACATTGAATGTTCCAACCTACACTCTGGCTGGTTTGGGTGGGCAAGCATCATCAACCAACCTGACTTCCCTATCAGGGCTAAATTATGTTTCTGCATCATTTGTGAAAATGACTTCATCAGGAACATTCAGCCTGGACACAGCAACCTATTTGACAGCTAATCAGTCAATCACGCTTTCTGGTGATGTGACAGGCACAGGTACTACAGCAATAACGACCACATTGGCCACAGTATCCATTGCCAAAGGTGGAACAGGTCAGACCACCCAACAGGCTGCCATCAATGCTTTAACAGGAACCCAGTCTAATGGGAAATATCTTAGGTCAGATGGAACCAATGCCACATTATCAAGCATTCAGGCAGCAGATGTTCCCACATTAAATCAAAATACATCTGGTAGTTCTGCAAGCTGCACAGGTAATAGTGCCACAGCAACAAGTTTGGCTGGTGGTGGTGCAGGCCAAATTCCATACAACACTGGATCAGGTGCAACTAGTTTTTTAGCTGCTGGTACTTCAGGTCAACTGCTACAATCCAATGGAACTTCTGCACCTTCATGGGTGGCATCTCCAGGTGTTCCAACCGGGTCACTATTCCCCTATGCTGGTAGTTCAGCACCAACCGGATATTTATTGTGCGATGGGTCAGCGGTTTCAAGAACTACATACGCAACTTTATTTGGAGTGTTGTCCACGACCTATGGTGCAGGAAACGGTAGCACAACTTTCAATCTTCCTGACCTTAGAGGAAGAATGCCTTTGGGTGCTGGCACAGGTGTAGGTTTAAACGCATCCGGCACAGGGACACCATCAGGCACAGCACAAACAGCACGAACAGCAGGTCAATGGGGTGGAGAAGAAACGCACCTTTTGACATCTTCCGAAATGCCACAGCACAATCATACAGGTGTTACTGGGTATATGTCAGCAAATGCTAGTCACGCTCACACTTTGCAGAATCTGGCTTCATCTACTGGATCTACCACATACAACATTCAAGATAGATTAGGTGCAAGTAATACAACTCTTTATACAAATTACACTAACACAGATCATTACCACACTATCCCATATGACGGCAGCAGTACCCGCCATGCAACCATGCCACCATTCATAGTGGCTAATTACATCATTAAAACCTAGGAGATCTCATGGAGATTTTAATTAGCGAATTTGAAAATGCCGAAACTAAAGAGAAGGGTTACAATGTCACATTTGTAAACAGAAATAAAAAGAGATCGACTAATGATACGGACTTTTTCCCGGATGGAAGTGCAATTGAAACAAAAGTTCAAGAGTTAAAAAAGCTATTGAAAGACTATTTTAATTCCCAACCATAAATGTTAAAATAGTTATTTATCAAGGAGGATCAATCATGTTTGGCGAATTCGATTTTATAAGCATATTTGAAAAATTCGGGGTGTCAGTAAGCTTCCTAATCTTTTTATTGTGGGCATTTTACAAAGGGTTTAGTTGGTTGGGCCAGAATATCATTTTGCCGTTGCACCAGCGACATATGTTGTTTATAGATAGATTGGAAAATTCTCTTGGTGAGGTAGCCAAGGCTCAAGCTGAAAGTTTGAGGATATTGATCGAGGTTCTTAACCATACTAAGATTCTGAAAAAGGAAGTGAAGAATGATTAGGTTTCCAGAAAGTATGCCGACTGATGCCATGATGTTAATTGTAGACAAGATTCGTGGCAAAAAAGATGTTGGCAACAAAGAATTTGCTAATGCACTTTGGAACATTGTTGGCTACGCTGCTGATCAAATAATCCCAGATGACAAACAGATTTTTGCATCTGCTGATGTTTCCCTTGAAGATTTTGCAGCAATTCTTGAACAAGCTATTCCTCAAGGTGATTTTCATGGTAACCCAATTACCATCGGTATAGTTCCTTGGGCGGTTATTCTTAAGACTGGATTAAAGCTTTTGATCTCCGTTTTTTTATAACAGGGGATCTCAGTGGGCCAAGGTTCGGGCAGAACACATAAGAAGGAATCCAAAGTGTTCTGCCTGTCTTGAGGAAGATCCCGAAATGCTGCAAGTCCACCATTTAATCCCAGTTTCTGTAGATTACGATTTGCAATATGATTTTGATAATTTGATTACATTATGTCGTAATTGTCATTTTCTTTTTGGTCATCTTAAAAAGTGGACATCATTCAATCCGTTTTGCACTAGTGATGCAAATACATTTTCTGAACGAATAAGGAGCAGACCGTGATAAACCTTCTATTTTTAGTGTTTCTTCAAGTTCCGACCATAGAATTACCTCAAAAGGTTTCTGGGCAACCAGGGGCATTTATAAGCGTTCCTGCCAAGACTGACGCAAAAACCGTTAAATGGGTTTCAATCGATAAGGGATTGAACATTTTCCCGGTGGATTTATTGAAAGATTCAAAGACATTAGTTGTGACATCTCAGACTCAGGGTGTTTACAGGTTATTGGCTTATTCTGGAAATGAATCAGGCCCATCTGATCCAGCGTTTACATCTGTGGTTATTGGCGATGAAGATCCTGTTGCTCCAACTCCGGTTGATCCATCCTCGGATATAAAAACTGCTGCCTCAAAAGAAGATAAAGATCAAGTCAAATGGTTGTGTATGTTCTATGAGGAACTAGCCAAGGAATGTAAGAAAGATGATTATGAATTTCTTGCTGACATATTCAAGACTGCCAAGGTTGCGATTAATAAGCAATTTATGAACAATGAACTTTCTGCACTCCGTGATGTAATAGGTAAAAGATTAAATGATCGTTTGCCCAAGGATGGTTCATTGAAGTTGGATCAGAAACTCAGGGAACTTTTGGCCAAGGAATTCAATCAAATAGCAAAGGAACTCAAATAATGGCTATGGAAAATCAACCTAAGTTTGGTGAAAGAAAAGCACAACAACCTGTTGAAGAAGCAAAACTTCCAAGTGACAAATTTGGATGGTTGCCTATTTCTTCTCAACCACAAGAACTTCAAGACAAATTCAATGCCACACTTATTCCATTTCAAATTTCCGGGCCACCGGCAGATGTGAAAGAAGCATTGCTTTACAAGGTCGTAAACAAAGCTGCTGGATATGAATTTTTTCCGTGGGATCAGAAAACCGGATCATGTGTAGGTCATGGTGCATTAGCTGTGATGGCTACATTACAAGCGGTGGAAATTGTCACTCAAAGAGAGACTTATGAAGAATGGAGGACTCCGTTTATTCTTTACAACTACGGTCAATCCAGGGTTCGTGGTGGATTGCACGGTGCTGGTGAAGGATCATTTGGATCATCTATGGCAGAATCCCTAAACGAGGATGGTTGTCCACCGCTTGATCCTAGTTATCCGCAACCTGTCAAGCAGTCCGATAATTCTTGGACTTTTGGTTCTGCTGCTGAAATGGCATGGTCGAATGGCGATAGACCACCATTGCAGATTGAAAGCATTGCAAATAAATTCAAAGTCAAAGGTACTTCAAAACTTAAAAACAGCGAAGAAGTCAAACAAGCTCTGGCTAATGGATATCCTGTGACTATAGCCTCATCTTGGTGGGGATTTAGCGACTTAAAAGTAAAGGCAATTGGAACTCCAGCGGTACAATTGGCTTCAAGAAATCAATCCTGGGGTCATCAGCAATCATGTTTGGGGTTTACAACGCATCCCGAATTTGGTTTGATATTCCTGATCCAGAATTCGTGGGGTAATGCCCACGGAACCCCGCCTGGGAATTATGGCGAGCCAAGGGGATCGTACTGGATCAGGGCTAAAGACATGGATCGAATTTGTCAGGAGGAAGTGTTTTCCTTCTCAAACTTCGATGGTTATCCAGCAAGGGTTATAGAT